TTGCCGACTTGGAACAGACGAACAAGGATATCCAGGCAAAGGTTGACGAGCTTTCTGAAAAGCAGAATGAGTTGATGAAGAAGATTGATGAAATCAACGCCATCGACCTCGAAATGTTTAAACCGGCCCAGACTGCGTTCAATATGGCACTACTAACCGTCGACAAGTATGAGAAAATGCTTGGCGACGCTGATGTGGAAAAGCTTACTGGCGAGCTCAATGACCTCAAGGCTGAAAAGGCTAAGTTCCCGAAGCTCCGCGAGGATTACTCGGCAATGACCGACGCCCTCAACGAAGCGGTCGGCGATTACTCTACGGTTGACGAGGCTATCAACCAGAAGGAGCAAGCTGCCGAAAAGCTGAACGCCGAAATCGAGAAGGCGGAGTCAGCCGATGACGATTCCATCGCCGTCATGGAAAAGAAGATTGAGAAGAATCGCGAGATGCTTGCCGACGCCAAGAAGCGTATGGAAACCAATGCCGACACGATTGCCTTGTGCGACACGATTACCCAGATTTGTGCCGATGACGGCATGAAGAAGATGGTTTTCGGTATGTTTATACCGGCTTTCAACAAGACTGTCGCTCGTAATCTTGCAAAGGTTGGTTTGCCGTTCATCGTCAAGTTTGACGAGGCTATGGACTATACGTTCCAGACATTGCCGGGTCTGTCGCCAAATGTCACTATGCTTTCTCAGGGTCAGCAACGCCGTCTAGGCTTCGCCATTTCTATGGCTTTCCGTGATTTCGTGTCTATGGTCGGTAACTTCAGCGTGAACTTCCTCTCGCTTGACGAGGTTCTTGACATTTCCACTGACGACAACGCCATGAGGGAAATGCTCGAAATTGCGAAGCTGTTGATGGAGGACATCGGTTGTGCCATGATTATCACACACCGTGGCAAGGTTGTCGCTGATCAGTTCGACTACCATCTTGAGGTGACCTACAATGGCATTTACTCCAGACTTGGGGATATTTTGCCTATGCACCAGAAAGTCAACTGATAAACTGCGAAATAGTTAAAAATGGTGTCGCAATGGCTGGCTTGTTTGATTTCGAAAAGTTCTATACCGAAAAATCGGTCAAGACCGAGATACAGCTCGATTTGAGCGGAATCGAACTCAAAAGCACAGCCAGCTCCGAAGCCGGTAACGACGACGGTTCCGCCGATAACGTGGGCATGAACGAGTACGTGACCAATAACGTCATGTACAAGGTTGCTCGCATATCGGTGAACGGCAGTACGTTCATTGGAACCAACGACCGGATCATTGTCGAGTATACCGATGCCGATGGTGTCAGTGGACACGAAGTTACGATTACTGAGTGCTGCCCTATTGATGTCCTTGCTGGGGCAAATTTGGTGCAGATTCCGGAAACTCGTGCTTTGTTTACGTCGTCTACGCTTGTAACTGGTAACGTCGCTTATAAGGAAGACCCGAACGAAAAGAAGACGGCATCGACGCCGACCGGAATCTTTTGGGTTGTTGGTAATGAACGGTATCAGGTAACATTCGTTACGTTTGAGTATGTACCGCGTGTCCGCTTGCAGAATGTGTCCAATGTTTCTGTGGCTGAACGAGAACAGACGGCTGGATGCCTTTACATGAATCCGGCAGATACCAATTTCACCAACACGAATCAGAATCCGTGGGACTTGAATTTCAACTGGGTCACCGTGAACCGTGCACTTGGCGGTCTTGGTTTTTATGGTTCTCGCTATCTTGGCTGGAAGTGGTACGACAAGACTTCTACGAAAAACCGAAACTGTGTCATGGGTTATGACGCTTTCAGAAAGCGTATTGCCGAGATGGGAAAGATTCTTGAGCCGAACAACATGGGTCTCAAGGTCACTTACTATGACGACGCTCTTGCTGAGCCGACTTATAAAGACGATGGCACAGTGAAGGACGCTGGCGACTGGACTCGTACACAGATGACTGGTCGTACTAAGTGGGTTGATAAGAACGGCTATTATGACAGCATGACGAAGTTTGCTGCCGACTGCAAGGCTAAGGGCGACAATAATCCGCTTCCCGACCTTAGTGGCAATGAAGTTGTTGTCAGTGAAGATGGTACATCCAATACCATTGCGAAAACGACCGCCGTCATTCCAAACGTGTCCGATGCGTTCAAGAAGTTCTACTATCCGGCTGAAGACCTTGCAGACGAGTTCAACGACAAGTATTTCGAAACGTATCGCAGTATCATGTCGATTCGTGGGGTTCGCGGCTTCATGTCTGGCTCGTTGAAACGTAAGCTCAGCAATGAAGTTACTCGCTTGCACAAGGAAGCTACTGCTGAAACGAAGATGTCTTATTTTGTTGACATCGCGTCTTGCTACAACGTGATGAAGCGGATGCTGAACAATAATAAGATTAGTTATATTAAGCGGTCGTATTTAGATGGCAATAAAAAGGAATATTTCCGTGCGATTTCTAATACGTCCGGTAAGGTTCGGTTCGCTTATCCATATAACGAAAGCGATCGAACAATTAATATCAATTCAATCTTACCGGTAAATTCATACAGACCGATGTCGGATGAAGGTTATCTTGGCGAAACTCCGTATTTGTATTATTACAATACGCGCAATCGTGGGCTATATAATCAATATCGTGACTGGATTGTCTGTTCGACTAGCATGACATGGCGTTCCATAAAGCAACAGCTATGTGAAGCTTTCACCACGATGATTAACCAAAAGTACGGTCTTTCTGAAGGACAGCAAGGTTATTCGAAATGGTGGTACGGTGTAAATAAAAGTAACGTTGAAGATGAAAGTAACGTTGAAGACTTTTTTGTAGATATTACGGCTATTGCGCCAAACGGCGACGCTGTGGTCAGAACATGCACAGTTCCTTCTTCTAGTAATACTTTATGGGGTGATACTGCACTTCCTAATGCGACCACATGGGTAGCGGAGATGGGAAATGCATGGAATGTGTATAGTTGCAGTAAGTATGAATGGACTGCTCGTCATTTTATTGACCAGTATGAACGTTTCTTGTATGTCATTACGCAAACCGATGCTGACCGTGACACGAATTATGTCGATCCAACAACGGCACGTCTTGAAGATGATAATGAAATACTTGTAGCTGCATGGGATAACGCGTCTACCGAAAGCAAAGTCATAGAGCTTTACGATTTCGAACCGTCTTATGAAACGTACGACAATGTCGGCGACATTCCTAATGGCGATATTGATGGGTGCATCAGTTTCGCTACCGATGTGATGAAGGATGCAATCGACGAAATCGATACCATTCTGAGTGTGCAAGGAATATACTTGGGCGTTGCATATCTCCTTATCCAGAAGAGTAATCTTGGCGATGCCAAGGAAAACTATGCCGACTTGATGACAACAATCAACAAGATTCGCTGGTATCAGACATATACCGGAGAATCGGTATTCACGAACCGTTCATACGTCGGCGACCGTAGCAAAATTGTGTGTCCGTATCTCTACATGCCGGCTCGTTTCATGGTTCCGGTAGCCATGTACAAGAAAGTGCGTGTGAAGTATAGACGGTTCTTCAGAACCAGACACAAGATGGTGAAGCGTTCTATCGGTGTCCGTTGGGCCGAGGTTGCTTTTGTAGACAATGACGTCTACGAGGCATATCCGCAGAACTCAAATGAGCCGAGACAGTTCTACGCAATCGGAAAGTCCGCCCGTATTTCGAATAAGGAGTTGATTTTCGACACTGACTTGGAAGGCTCCGAGACCGGACAGCTTCAAGTCAAGACAATCACGAAATTCAACACGGCTGATTTCCAGCTTAACGACGCCGATGGTGTCGAAATCAGTGTTGAAGTCGACAAGTCATCTCGCAAGTTCAAGATTGTTACCGACGATGTACAGTCCGGAACAGTCTGGGTTTATGGTGTATATCTTCCGCTAGACCCGACCAACAAGTCCGACGAACGTACTCCGGTTCGAGTCGAGTACAAGATGCCGTACTTGCCGTACGACAGTGAAATCCGTCGTTGGGCGTTTGAAAGCTTCGGTGCATTTGACCAGAGCAAGGATTCCAGCATTTCTCGTGAAGTTCCGCCGTCAGATGACAAGATTGACGGTTGGCGTATCTTCAAGCCGAGTTCCAAGAGAATTGGTGACTTGAGGGCTCAGCTGGGCATCTATGATGCGGCGTCTATCCTTGTCGGTATCTTGAGAAATGCCTACGGAGCTCGCCAGGTTGAAATTGTCGAGACTATGCGTTCTAAGGATGACCAGGACTTGATGTGTTCTGGCAGTGCCGAAAGTACGTTCTTGTCTTGGCACAACTATGGTCTTGCCGTCAAGATCTTGGTTAAGGATGCGGTGACCGGCTTGCCTATTCAGGATGGCAGTGACGACATGAAGAAGCTCATCGACATTGCCGAGGGATTTACGACGGCTTGCCTTAACGGTGCTTTCGGAAAGCCGTTGAACGTTGTCTGGTGTGGTCGTCTCAAGATGGGTGCGAACAATTTTGTATGGGAGTTCTTGCCGATAGGCATCAATCATAAGGACGCCCCGAAGTTCCGTGACGCTCTGCTTAATCAAGAAGACCCGGTGGCATCGCTAGGATTTATCGACGTCGACGCAAGCGGTTACGTTTACAATACTGTTCCGAAAGACAAGATACCGTATGTCCTACGCAAGAGCAGTACGTACCAAGACGCATTGATTGTCAATGGGCATCATTACGTAAGTCCGGCAAAAATCCGTAACTACAAGGTTCCGCATGACCTTGTTCTCAGAAATGTTCTCGAATTCGTCAACTTGGTTCAAGCGAAGCAAGGTGCAAACGGAACCGGTCTGGCTGGCGGAGCCAGTATGAACGACTGGAAGGCGTTGAACGAGAAGTCGTTCAAGCAGCTCATCATGTACTACGGAATGATTGGAAGCCTTTCTGCGGCAAAGGCGTTGGTCGCCGGTGACTACGTCGAGAAGTACCGCAACACGGTAGACACGAAGTTCTCCGAGAACTATGTCGCTATGGTTCAGGAATTCCTTGGGTCGCTTTATGACGACGCCAAGATTTACATCGAGTCTGTAGGTGACGGCGGAGCATGGATTTCTGTCAAGGACGGTCGAATCCATATCAAGACGACTGACCTTGTTCCGGACTACAATCCGAACACTAAGGAAGACTTCTTTGGCGAGAAGCAAGCCGGTGTCAAGAACATGAAGCGTGGACTGTGGGTAAATGGGGTATTCCGTACCGAGGAAGAACTCGAGAAGATGGGTTACAAGATTGAGACCGTAAGCGAGGGAAGCTTTATGGAGGGCTTCGAGAACGGACAAGTTGTCCGTGGTGACGCATTGATGGTTCATTCTCTTATGGCTGCCCAGATTAAGACCGAGTTTGACAAGATTCGTGACATGTTCGAGAATTTCTCTGGAAACTTGATGTATGACCATTTCAAGGATAGTCCGAACGCTGAAATGGAAGGAATGCTCGAAAACGAGTTTGGCTTGATTGCCGGTCAGGACTTGATAGAGTTTGAAAAGCTCAAGACGATTTTCCAGCAGAAGGACATCAACGACAACGCTCCGATTTCGCCAGACGGTACGGTTCTCGGTGCTGGTGCGAACGAGGAGGACGGCTCCGAGTCCATCTACGAAAAGGTCGTGTCCAACGCCGAGCTTGCCGGTATTCGAAAGGCGTCGCTGACCAAGGAACACGTCCAAGTAACCGCGAGAGCCAACGCTTTGACCACGGAACAGATGTACAAGCTGATTACCAAGGGCAAGATGACCTCGGCGAACGACTTGCTGAGCCGTTAATGAGCCGAAACATATAAACTGCGGTAAAAGATTGTCGTAGGTTTTATGTCAGCTGGCGTTATTATCAAGAAATATACTGGCAAGGATGGTGACTTCGGTACTCCGGTGTCCACAATCGGCATCAAGCGCGTAGATACTTGCGTACCTTCCGTTTACAGCTCCGAACAGCTTCAAGGTACTGGAATGACGGTTCCGGCGGACGACGCCAGTGAAGCCGCCCTTTACTGCATCTACAGACCTGACGACCCGAACTGCTACGCCTATTCTATGGAAAGCGTGTTCAAGTTGCATTTGACTAATCCTCCCGATGTACAGCTCAGCAATATCCGTATTTATCCCATTGGCGAACGCCCTACTGATCCTCTTGCTGCAAGGCTGTACATCGGTAACTCTGTTTCATATAGCCGTCCGACCAACCAGAAGTCCGGCATCGCCGTGAACGACATCTGGAACTACAGCAAGGAACATCCGTTCTACTTGACTGTCGCCGGACTTTATGGTCAGTACCCTGACCATCGCCTCTCTCAGAAGAAGTACATCGTCGAGTACAAGGACTGCGGTTACGGCAACGTCATCTATCTCAACGGTGACCGCCAGCCTCTCATTCCGATTCCGTCCTATACTGACCCAGAACGTATTTATCAAGAATCTGGAAACAAGCCGATTACTATCGAGTTCGTGAACAATACGACAAATCCAACTGAAGAGATGATTCAGTTTTTCCCATATAAAGATGGCAAGTTAGAGCTAGATAAACCACTTGACTCAAAGTATATCCGTGTCGAGGGTAACAAGCTTAGCTTGCTTGTGTATGGTCATGATGAGATTACTGGTGCTCCATTTAATTTGATGGAAGCAGAGGGTAAGTACGGACTTGTCTACAAGATTCCGGCAACGATGCATAATCCGAACTTCAATACCGGACACATCATTGTTCCAGCAAAGCTTCTCAATACCAAGGAAAAGGATAACAAGGTTTTCAGCTTTGTCCCTACATTCATACGTCCGGGAACTCCGTTGCACGACCTCTATGTCCCGAACGACGGATGGTTTACTACGACCGTAGACAGCAACGGCGACTATCATTACGAAAATGTGTCGGAAAATGAACGTCCCTATTATGACCCGGAAGACCGTTACCACGGCAAGCCGATGGAAGTGTATGAGGTCAATGCCGAGTGCGACGACATGGGTCAGTTCAGCTTCATCGTAGGCGGTGTCCGCCGTCCGATGATTACGCTTGACTTGAACAAGGTCTATCGTTTCGTCAACCATTCCGGCGGTCAGTTCCCGTTCCGTTTCATTGGAAATCCGCATTCCCCTATTGCCAACTACATCAACGACGTGATTGTCGACGGTGTCTATGTATTCGAGGGCGGTACAAACAACGAAGTGGTCGAGGTAGACCCGGAACGCGTCCTGAAGAGCGGTAAGTGTATCAATGCTTACCAGTGCGTCTCCAGACCGGGAATGGGAAGTTTCGTATTCAACCAGCAACTTTTCATGTGTGGTCAGTACAATCTTTGTCGTGTCGATGGCGGTATTTACAATCCGCTTCAGGCTGGCGAGACCGATTACGTGTATCTACAGCTGGAAGTCAGCGGTAATACAAGTCCTGGCTACTGTGTTCCGGATATCGCTATCGCGTACGACGAAAATTAGAAATCGGTGCCACATAATAAACTATTCGAAAATGAGCCAATTTGGCTACAAAAAAGGAAACTGTTACTATGACACAAGCAGAACTTAACAAGAAAGCAGTGAAGAGCATCTTCGCAATCGATGATGCGAAGGCTCAGCTGGAGTCGTTTGGTAGCCAGTTGGATCTTGGTCTGCCTCCTGAAGAAGATTACGAACCGAAGTCGTTCGATGACCTCATGACGGTCAATCCGTCTACTGATCCCAACTACGGCGAATCGTCCGAACGGTTTGGTGACCTCGGCGACGACCTTCAGGACAACCAGACTCAGAAGTTCGTGATTGACAAGTTTGCCGCAATCGCTGAGAAGCGTGGCGGTAGCGGTATCACGACCGAAGACTTTGACGACGTGTGTGCCGCCGTCCAGTGCGCCCAGTGGGCAAGCGGTGGCGACCTTATCAAGGGCGACATGCCGAGCTTCATCAACCAGACCATTCAGAAGGCTCGTGCTGCCCAGCAGTCCCAGAACGTTTCTGAAGCCCTCCCGAACGGTACGGTTGCCGAAGATATCGAACCGGAAGCTGAACGCGAAGCACATCAGACTGAAGACCCGACCGCACTCGACGCATCCGCTCCGGCTATGGAACCGCTCGCGCCGACCGTTGAGCCGACTGAACCGTCTCTCGAACCGAACGCTGACGACGCTCTCGGCGGTCTAGACACTGGTATCGAAGGCGATGGCGACCTCGGACTCGGTGACGACCTTGGTCTTGGCGACGAAGGCGGTGAAGCTGGTGCTGAAGGTGATGACCTTGACGCCGGTAGCCTTGACGGTCTTGACGAGGACGTCGGTGACGACCTCGGCGGTGACGAAGACCTTGGTCTCGGCGATGAAAGCTCTGAAGGCGATGACCTCGGTCTCGGCGATGAAGGTGGCGACGCTGGTACTGAAGGCGAAGGCGATGGTGACCTTGGTCTCGATGACGAAGGCGGTGATAAATCTGCACCGACCCCGGCTGCTGAAGGCGACGACGCTGGTACCGAAGGCGGTGATAAAGCTGGTGAATCCATCGAGTCTGCCGACGACGATGACGAGTTCAACTTCGAAGCAGTTGCTAAGAAGGCTAACGCCCTCGTTGAAGGTACTGGTACTGACGCTCCGGCTGAACAGTCAACCGAAGATACTCTTACTCCGGCTGCTGACTCCGCTGCTACTGAAACCCAGCCGGAAGGTGAAGCCCAAGTTACCGAAACTGAAGGTGAAAATTTGGAAGAATGCGGTAACGCAGCTCCGGCAGATCCGAATGCTGAAGCTCCGAAGACTGTTGAATGCGACGCTACCGAAAAGCCGGTCGTGCAGGAATCTACCGAAGCCGAAATTAATGCTAAGGTTGAATCCATTGCTAACGAATTCCGTGTGAACCGTATGGCTGAACGTGTCCGTGCTCAGATCGAATCCTACGACAAGAAGGAAAAGCAGAAGAAGGCTAAGGCACAGATTGAGTCTATCATTAAGGATTTCAAGGCAAAGACCGAAACTGAAACGAAGTCCGCAAAGGTTGAATCTATCATCTCCAACTTCGCCCAGGCATCCAAGGCAGCCCATGAAAAGGCTATGATGGAAGCCGTTGCTAAGAAGGAATCCGAATACAAGAATAAGCTCGGCAGCATTCTCGAGTCTATTCAGCCGGTCAAGAAGGCTCCGACCTTGAGCCAGAAGCTCGGCGGTATTCTTGAATCCATCCAGCCGGTGAAGAAGGAAGAACCGAAGGCTGCTGAAGTCAAGCCCGCTCTTGAATCAGTTGCTAGCGAAGGCGACAAGCTCCAGTCCGAACTTGACGCAATCGTGAACAAGCTTCGCAATGCTTAATTGAATTTCCGTCTCATCCTCAGAAGCCGTCCCGCAAGGGGCGGTTTCTTTTTGTGCTTTTGAGCTAATTTCAGTGTCAACCGTCCAAATCATATAAACTGCGAAATATGAGTACTCCTAACGGACATTTTTCTGGCGGAACCAAGGGAATGGTCGAAAAGGCTACCGAAAAGGCTAAAGGCACTTCCGGTAAGTTCTACGAAATCATGACCAAGCACGGTTTTTTCGATATTGCGGACGAGGCGAATAACTTGACCGCTTGGCAACGTGCTGGCGTTCCCGAGTACAATCAGCACAGAATATCTGACTTGTGCGACGCTTTCGCTGAAATGATGGAAGACTTCCTCAGCAACGAGGAATACGGTGTCCTTACACCGGGCGTCGAAACTGTTATCAACAAGCTCGACCAGCGAGGCTCAATGACGGCTGCCGAAATGGATGTCGTCGGCGGAGCTCTTGGCGGTCTTACTGGTGGTGCGTCAGAAGCGTCCAGAAAGTCTATCTCTAGCTTGGTTGCATCTATCCAAGGCGGAAATCCGTTCGACCCTGACGTAATCCCTCCTATCAGTATCGGATTCAGCGGTCTTCCCATTAGCTTTGCAAATGCCTTCAAGAAGGGAACTTATCCGCCTGACTGGACGTTCCTTTATGACCAGGAAACGTTCAAGTCTAACAAGTTCTACGAAGCCGATGACGGATACGTGGCAATCGGTGCCGGTATCAATCTCCATACCGGCGGTATTGCAAGACTGCTTGTACTCAAGATGATTTTTGCGGTTCCTGACATCGACAAGGAAGGTCGTCCGGTTGGCGACGCCACTAACGGTCTGACTGCCGAACAGTTCAATACGCTGTACGAAGTATCCGATAAGAAGTTCTCTGAACTAAAGAACGACGAAAAGTACAACGAAAAGTACAAGGATTTTGAGCTTACCGAGGGTCAGCTACAGCTTGCATATTTCAAGATGGTTCAGCTTCTCCTCTGGGGTGCAATCAAGAACTCGAACAACTGGGCTTACTTGCACTGGGGTTGCATTACTCACAACTCTTGCCCAGAAGCGGTGAAGACTGCAATTTGCAGTTATTTGAAGACAAACGGTCTTGTAGTAGACCCGAGCATCTGTCCTGAATCTGGCTTCATTTCTTATTGTGTCAACGTCGGAATGGCTTATCTCACCGGTTTGACAAAGACTATGACACTTCACATGATGCCGGGTATGAGTTATCTTGACGACCTTGGAAACATCGCCTACGCGTCTACGCCAGACTATGGCAAGAATATCATAGTGAAGGGCGGAGTGCCGAAGGACAAGAAGCTTGCCTATCAGCATTTCCTCATGGTTGCCGACATCCTCAGCCATCTAACGTATGACTCTAACCCGAATGCACTCGAACTTAGAAAGCGTCGTGTCGCAGAGGCTAATCGAATCTATACGGAATGCGGTCTGGAAACCATCGAATTTGGTAAGCCGGTAAAGCCAGACCATACGATGCCGCACTTGCTTAAACGAAATTTCGGCTGGCTCATGAAGGGTACAATCCGTGTCTATGAGAACAAGAATATCCCGATGCCGATTGACCCGAAGGATTATAGAATCCTTAACTACGCAGAAGCTGGTGCAAACGACTTGTCAGAAATTACTTTGGACACAATCCGTTACATTTTGTCCAGAGCGCAGTTGCCGGGCGTAGTGGTTACATCTGTATACAGAAGCCCGGAAGCCCAGGCATCCGCAATGCTCAGCAACCGCCAGAGCCATAACGGTCAGATTGCAGTCAACTACGGCGAACGCGGTCGTGCCGTCGATGAAGAGTATACCAAGGTCGCCAAGAAGGCTAATGGCGGAACCTTGTGCAAGATTGAAGACCCGAAGTATATCAAGGAAGCCAAGACCAACATGATTAAGAAGTGCGAGGAGTTTCTTGAAGCCGGTCAGCCGGTGTCGAACCACGGTCAAGACCCGTCCATCGTTCAAGCGGTCGACATGGGTCCGGCATCTACGAGAAAGGCGTTCGGCTACAGCGAGGAACAGATGAAGCGTCTCAACCTCGCTTGCTACGAGGCTCGCCTCGACAACTACTTGAAGGCGTTTTTCGCTCCGGCGGAATACGGCGGCCCGAAAGTCAAGGACCCGGCGTTCCATATCGAGGTGTGGCAAGACAAGAACAAGCCTCATCCTCCTCTGTCTTCGTCTCCGGCTCCTCAGCCGTCCGTGCCGTGCTACATCCTTAACGACAATTTAAAGAGCTTGAACGCGTGGGACATGGTGTTCACCCATGACCAGGTTCTTGCTGCAAAGTAGAGGTCAATATGTCAGCTATTTACAAGTCCAAGAAAGCAGAGTTCGATGACAAGGTCTACGCCTATATCATGAAACGGCTCAGATGCCCTATCGACAAGTCCGATTCCTTCATGACCGGCGTCGTCGACGACATGGGCAACGCTAAGGGCGAGCCGGTCGGCGATTCCTACTGGGCTTGCACCAAGCTCGACCGTTTCCTTATCCAAGTCAGAAACTTACTCGGACCGCGTGGTGTCGAACAGCTCACTAACGAATATGACGATTACGACCCGATGTACCTGATGCAGGGCGGTTCAACCGAAAACTACTGGGAACGCTTCACCCCGGTCATCTCGCTTGTCGAGGAAACCGCGTACCTTCCTCCAGAACAGAGAGGAAAGGGTGATTACATCGACGATAATACAGACGACGGTCTCACAAAGGAACAACGGCTTGGACGAGCCCTTACTATCGCGAACTTCATCATTGCCGCTATCAAGTGCAATAACGAGCTCGTGTCGGACTACACGTTCAATAACTTCGTGCTTCCCTCCGTCGAAGCTACGTTCAACGTACGCTCAGTCGGTTCACGTAACCAGATAATCGACTTCCTCAAGAAGGGCGGTCTCGCCGACTACAGACAGCTCTCGCCGGAAGGCGTGCTGCTTGGTGTCCGTCTGGCAAAGCGTATCGTCGAGAACAAGCTCTGTTCCGATTCAAAAGATGAAAACAATTACGCAAAGGAATGGAGGCAGTTGGCGACCTATGGTGGATAACTATAACGGAATACCGTGCTTTCACGTGGAAGCAAACGACTTCCTTTACATATCCAACTGTCTCTTGTTGGGCAAGCGTCTGCTGTCCAAGAATATCCATTTAGATGAACTCAAGGATTTTTACGTCAAGGAACGTGTCCCTAAATTCGTTATCGAGTACAACGGACTGCTCCTTAAGTGGGGTTAATTAAATGTTAGGAAAGAAACCTGAACAACCAGATACAATCGCGTCCAGAGTGCTATCCCACATAAGGGACTATGGTGCCGCTAACGCAAAGGGTCAGCTGTTTGACCGTATTTTCAACCGTGGCGACGTCGTAAGACAGATCCGAATGTCCAAGAACGTCGTCGGTCAGGGCATATCCCAGATGATGTACCCGAACGGCAACTCGCCGGACGGTTTCAGCAGCTACATGCCGGCTATCGCCCTGTCACCGGACAAGGTAGACCCAGAAAGAATACAGAACGCCATCGCCGAGAACCAGGTCGAGCTGTACTGGCGAAAGAATGTCGAGCGTGCATTAAAGTATGACACGGTCGCTTGCCGTTCCGAAGTCAACGAGTCGCTCATCCAGCTATGCAACGAGGGCATGTACAAGGACGACCTTGACGAAATCTGCTCGCTAAAGTTCGACCCGGACGCCAAAATAGGCGACGCCGTCAAGGAAAAGATTGCTCGTATCTTCAGACAGCAAGTACTACGTCGCATCTTCCAGCTACACAACAAGGGCTGGAGCTACATGAAGTATCTCCTTACACGAGGACGTATATTCTTCGAAGTGGTCTACGACCCAGGTTCAAACAAGATTGTCGGCCTTAACATGCTTCCGGAAGAAAACATGATTATCGTTGTCCAAGACAACCTAATCATCGGCTTCCGCCAGATGCTCACCGGTCAGGTCTCGCAGAATACTAACGGCAAGAACTATATCGACTTCTCTCCGCAACAGATTCTTTACGCTTCCATCGGTATGGCTGGACCGGGCGGTATCAATGACCCACGTTCCATCCTCGAACCGGCTATGAAGCCGTATAACCAACTCAACACTATCGAAGATTCCGTCGTCATGTACCGTGTCCTTTGGGGTTCCGAAAAACTCGTCCTCAAGTGCGACATCTCTGGTATGACTAAACCGACCGCCGAAAAGTACATGAAGGACCAGTCGAAGATGTTCTCCAGAAAGCTCGACTATAACCCGATGACTGGCGAAATCACTAACTTCGGCAAGGCTATCGGTCTTACTGAACACTTTGTTATCGGCGTCGGAAACGGTCGTACCGGTTCCGGCATCGAACGAATGGCTGGAGGTGAACAGCTTGGAAACATCGACGACTTAAAATTTTTCAAAAGAAACCTTGTCAACGCCCTCATGGTTCCGCCGGGTCGTATCACCGCTCTCGCTGGTGACTCCCAGAACTACTCTCAGGGCAAGATTGGCGAAGTTACACAAGCTGAAGTCTCCTTCGCTCGCTTGGTCGAACGTTATCAGACCCCGTTCGAGGAAATCCTTATCCGTCTCCTTATCATGGTGATGAATACCGACAACTCCCTCGACGACAATATCAAGCTCCAGGAACTCTATACGGTTCGCTTCAAGAAGTCCAACGGTTTCAAGAACTTCATCGACTCTGAAGAATGGACGACGAAGCTCACCGTTTTCGACGCCATGATGAAGCACGTGTCATCGAAGGAAAATCCGAACGGTGCTCTGTCCAAGCAGTTTGCGTTGCGTTACGGTCTCCGTCTCACCGACGAAGTCTATCTCCTCAACAAGAAGTGGTGCAAGCAGGAGGAAGCGGAAGCTTCCGGCGAAGAAACCGGTGAGGAAGAAGGCGGACCGATGGGCGGTGGCGACATGGGTGGCGGTGCTCCTCCACCAATACCCGGTATGTAATTACCAAATAGGCGGTCGAAAGACCGCCTTTTGCTTGCCCACTTAATAAACTACGCGTAAATACTGGAGTTTTAGACTATGATTCAGCAAGAAAAGACATTTATCGCCTTCATGGAAGGCGTCTGCAAGAAGTTCAACTGCGTTGAAGCCGTTGCACCCCTTTCCGAAGGTTTCAAGGCTTATTGCGAAACCACCGCAATGGCTAGGGCGTTCGGCAAGGCTACATACGGCAAGAACGACAAGAATCCGACGGTCAAGGCTGCTCGCGATTCCTATAAGAAAGACCTGAATAACTATTGCAAGGACAAGGACGCCAAGGCACGCGCAGAAGCGTTCCACATGGGCAACGAGGAACAGTGGCTCGAAAACAGGCTGAAAGACAGCAAGAAGTCGTGCTCTGGAAAGACTTGCACTGAAGCAAGTGATGCTGCTTACCGACCCTTGCGTGACGGATTTAAAGCGTACTGTGAATCGGAAGCCGGTTCTGACGGTTCCCATACCGAAGTTACATCGGCTGGTAAGGTTGAGATTGACCAAGGCGATTTCTCGACTCAATATTTCGTCGAAGTATACTCTAAAGATGGTTGGTCTGATGAATTGGCTGACGACCTTGCCTATCATATACAAAAGATGTTTGGACCTGGTGATGCGGAAGTTGAATATTTATCGCCGATGGATAACCTAAATGATGACCGTGGCGGTGCCACCTATCAGCTAGTTATCAATTTGAATGTGTCTGCAACCTATGATGATGTGAAAAATAATGTAGTGTCTGCGATGGAACAATATAAGAACGTGTGTAGCCTCGACAAGAAATGCTAAATCGGTTGCTTTTAACCAAAAATGGCGGTCATTCGACCGCCTTTTTTATTTCAATGTAGCTTTTTGACCTTTTTTTAACGCATTTCTAGGTGTCTGCTAAACATAATGTCAAGAAGCCTTTGAAGAGCAGCATGGTGCTGCCGAAAAGGCACAACCTAAAGGTAACACTATGCAGACACTTCAGAAGAAGAATCTTACTCGTAAGTGGCAGTCCGTGCTTGAGTCCAACCTCGGCCCGGCTATGCATACCCGTGCAGAAGCCAGCGTGATTGCTACCTTGCTCGAAAACCAGAACAAGCTCAACCGTGGTGCTCTTATTGAAGCTGCCAACGTCTCCGCAGACGTCGCTCAGTATCAGCAGTACGCCCTCCCGATGATTCGTCGCCAGTTCCCGGAACTCCTTGCGATGAAGACGGTCGCCGTCATTCCGACTACGACTCCGATGGGTATCTACTTTGCCCTCCGTTATCTCTATGATAACGAACCGACCAAGACTACGGCTTTCCGTAACGGTCAGAAGCAGGAAATCGGTTACGACCTCGTAGCTGACCACACTGGCTTTGCTGGCACGTTCAACCCGTGGAGCACTGGTGCTGGCGAAATGCTCAGCAACTACTCCGAAGGTACGGCTACGACTGGTGCTTCCGCTACTGGTAACACCTTCGATCCGCGTGAACCGGGTCTCCTCTACAACAACTTCGGCGGTTCCTATGTCGCCGGTGACGACATGTACGGT